CTTGGGGTCACCTTGCTCACAGGTAGCAATCAAATCAACTGCCATCTCTTGCAAGTACTGTAATTCCTCTGGAGGAATATTATCTTGTGCGCCCTGAGTTGGGCTAATGATGACCTTATCTTCCTTCAAGGGTGCAGAAGAGTCTAGGGCATCATGCTCTACGATCTCCATTGCTGAAACCCACAAATAGCGCCTTGTGTAAGTCTCTACCGCGCCAAGGTTTTGGATTGGATGGCATCCCTTTAGATTGGCTTCTGCCATAGGGCTTGTCAGCTTGATCTCTGTACTGTCTTCAGTATCGGTAATGGTCAGGGTTGCCAATTCTTTATCAAACGAGACAACACCGCACAGACCTACTTTGGCGAAGATTTGATTGATTGTTGGCAGAAAGTCACCAAGCTCGAAGTATGAATACCCTGCAAACTTGTTGTGGCCTGACTTCTTTAGTGGTGCTTGTTGCAAGAGAATCCTTGCATCCATTAACTTTTTATGTACACCCATGATTAACTCCTTTGATTTTCATCTAACTCTTGTTGAATAATCTCTTTTTGTTGTTCAGGATATAAATCCTTGAACTCGATAAAGTCTGCTTCTTGGCAACAGACTATTTTATTGCCTTTGATTGCCAGGCAATAGGGGCAGTAGTGGATGTCTGAGAAATGTTCAGAATACTGTACAAATACTGATTTCATATCAGACTATCGAAAGCCATTTCCCATAGAACATCACCCGCCAGATCGGTAAGTTGATTCAACTCATCGTCTGTTAGTGGTGTTCCATCTTCGTAGCAACCACCTGAAAAGTAGGCATCACAGAAATCTGGATAATCACTGCTATCTACTCCATCTACCTCTAGGTCAATGACCTTTTTTCCATTAAGAATCGGCATATTCACTCCTGTAGGTTTATTAAAATTGTCCGTTTTTGCAATTCGTCCCTGAATGATCTCCAATGGAAGTCGTTGGCCTCAAGTTTCGATGGCATTGCAACTTTTTAACACGATGGACTTCGCATAAACACTGACCAACACCTCTAATATGCCACATGGATTCCTGAATTTACATAGGGGTTTTCCCTAATTTACGCAACTTTTTTATCATGTTAGGCTACTCGCATGAAAACTGAAATACTTGAAAAAAGATGCGCTGAAGCCTTGCTTGGGTACTCTCAAACAATGGCAGATGCTTATACAACCGAACCAGAGGACTTTGATGCGGCTGTAACAGCTTTGCTTGCCAGAACGCTAGAACTCCATCTAAACCGAACAATCAACCTGGAGAACCTTTACAAATGACACAAGAATCAGTAATCAGAGCATTACAAAACGGCCCACTTACTTCCTATCAACTAGAGGATTTAACTGGCATACCCAGATTGTCTATTGCCGCTTGTTGCACAAAGATGAGCTACAAGAAAAAACTAAAAATCGGAAAAATTAAGATGGGTCGGTCATGGGTTTCTCAGTACACTTTAGAGCCGCATATGATTGAGGCTGAAAAGGTTGAAGAGCCTCGTGATCTGCTAAACCCGTTTGACATTAGAAACGCTAAAGGCATCTTCACTAAGGCTGAATATGCTTCTATGAACGCACAGGCTGTTCGCTTGTTTGGCAGAAAACCAACAAATGAAATAACCAACAATCAATTTATTTGATACAATGTTTTGAAACACGGCTAGGTTGGGGGTAGCTACCCAACCGAAGAGAGAACTCCCCTCCTGCCGCAGTTTCTTTCTGGGAGATTTGCGGAGAAGTGCCATGCACTATTATAAATTTAACATTGCGGATTATCGTAAAGATACTGGTCATTTATCAACAATTGAACATGGCATCTATCGCCAGTTGATTGATTGGTATTACCTTGATGAACAACCCATACCAGAAGAAACCCAAGTGGTTATCAGGCGGTTACGTTTGGGTTCTGATGAGGTTAATTTTCTTCAAAATGTGTTGTCAGATTTCTTTGTTTTAGGCAAAACAGGATACACACACAAACGCATTGAAGTTGAAATTAAAGACTATCAAGAGCAAGTAGAGAAAAATAAGAACAATGGGAAGCTAGGCGGTAGGCCAAAGAAAACCCAAGTGGTTATTTCTGGGTTGCCAGATGAAAGCCAAAATAACCCTAACCAAGAACCACTAACCATTAACCATAAACCAAAGAGAGAGAACGCAACTGTCGTTGCTTGCCCTCTTGATGTTCGTGACCAAGTATGGGCTGATTGGGTAGCTTTACGGAAAAGTAAAAAAGCACCGATTACTGCAACAGTTGTTGAGGGTGCGAGAAAAGAGGCTTTTAAACTTAATTGGCCTTTAGATAAATTTTTGGTTGAGTGGTGTACTCGTGGAAGTCAAGGTCTTAAAGCTGAATGGGTTGTTAAACCAAACCCTGCTGACAATGTAAGGCTCACAGTTGCATCAAAGAATGAGCCTGACCCTGCGCTAGAGAAAATTAAAGCTGATGACAAAAAGGCAGTTCCTCCATCATTAGAAGTATTGGCAAAGATGGCTCAATTAAGGAGTAGAGCATGAAAGTCTTACCTATTAATTCGTTTGAAGCAGAGCCTTGGTTACTTGAAAAGCACTATGCAAAAAGATTGCCAATGATTATGTACGCCTTTGGTTTGTATGAGGATGACAAACTTATTGGAGTTGTAACTTATGGTCTTGCAGGTTCACCAATGGTTGCAAGAGGTATTTGTGGAAAAGAGCATGAAGCTATTGTCATTGAATTAAATAGATTGTGTTTGTTAAACAACGACAAAAACCAAGCATCTTTTTTAGTGGCAAATTCTATGAAGCTATTGCCAAAACCAACAATAGTAATTTCTTATGCTGATACAGGTCAGGGTCATGTTGGATATGTTTATCAAGCGTGTAATTTTATTTATTTAGGATTGAGCGTTAAGAGAACTAATTGGAACATTAAAGGCCAAGAGCATAAACACAACAGACATTTGGCTCAAGGCATGACGCTAGAACTTTTGAAAGAAAAATTTAAAGACGATTTTTATTATTCTGAAAGAAGTCAAAAGCATAGATATATTTTTATATGCGGAAACAAATTTCAAAAGAAAAAATTTACTGATTTGCTGAAATATGAAATTCAACCTTATCCAAAAGGCGAAACAACAAGATACGACTCTGGCACTTCTGTAAAAACACAACAACTTTTATTCGTATGAACAACTTTCAATGGCCCATAAATGACTCCATCAGAATTAGAACACTTCAAGGACTGCGAAGCGAAAGAGTGGATACGCAGGTTCAACAAAAAGAAATTGACGATTGGCTCAAGCAAAGCGTTGCTCTGGTGGCAGGGAGTGTGCGTGGACTTGGAACGAATCAGAGGAAAGTCAGATACTTTGCTTTTGAGAGACAGAATGACGAGGTTACGAAATGAGAAGAGCAGCCAGAGTTGATGCCAACCAAGACCAAATAGTAAGTGCCTTGCGATCTGCTGGTGCTTACGTTTGGATTATTGGCTTGCCAGTTGATTTATTGGTAGGGTATAAAAACCACACCTTTTTGGTAGAGATCAAAACAGACAATAAAAAGAAGTTTACCAAGCTACAAACAGACTTTTTTGAGAATTGGTCGGGAAGCACATTGTGCAGAATTGACAACCCAGAAGCCGCTTTAAGAATGATTCAGACGTTAGGGTAAATCCCTATGGTATTACGCAAACAATTTGATAACATTTAATTTTTAACAAGGGTGAATATTATGAATACATGGGAATTTGACACAACAACAGGTGCAGGTAGCGAAGTCGTTACTGTCGTTTATGAGTATGAAAACGATGGAGAAACAACCTATAACGAGTCCATCAAAGAGGTTTGGTTTGAGGGTAAAAACGTCATTGGGCTATTCTCTGATGAACAATTTAAAGAGTTAGACATTGAGGCAGCCATGCGGTTTCAGAATCATAAACTGAACTATAAGCAGGAGGATGTATGACTAATCAAGAAAAAGATTTGTTTGTTAAGGCCTGCAAACTTTTAACTGTTGCTAGTTTTTACAGCGACAAAAACAGGCAAGAAAGCAAAGTTGTTGCTGAACAAATACAGGATGCATTGATTATTTACGCATCAAATTTATTGGCAAAACATAACGAGGATGTATGAACGAACCAACCAAAGCCATCCAGTTCTTAATCGATACCGCCCCTTTGTATGCAAAAGCAAAATCGGATCGGATGTACTTGGAGGAATATAGGAAAACCCGTAAAGCCGAACTAATGAACCATAAGGGTGCTGAAACCCTTGGCAAGCAAGAAGCATTTGCTTATTCTCATCCACGATATATTGAAATCTTAGAAGGCATTAGGGCAGCCGTAGAGATCGAGGAAAAGTATCGTT